CTCATGATAGGCTCTGACTGTTGCTACAATGACATCGGATTCCGTCTGAAAACCCTCATCATCAAGCGCGACCCTTTTCTGCGTTATCTGTATCTGCGTGTTCATCTTCCCAAAACTCATACTTTCCACCGCCTGTCCAGCCGCAGCAGCATATTCACGGTATCCCACACTTGCTTTCCCGCCTGAACATTATCTCCGAAAAAGCCGCCCGTGCTGCCGTCCCGCGATTCATAAAAATGCGAGGACAGCATTATTACCGCCTGTTCGGTAGTCGGCTGCATTGCGTTTTCTGAATAGTAATTCTCGGGCAAATGCTGATAGCTTTCGGCATAGGAAACAGCGGCGGTGATGAACCCTTTTATGAGTTCATCGTCTGCCGAATGTTCAAGTATGAGGTTCTGCTTGACTTTTGTCAGAAGCTCGTCCATAGTCACCGCCTATTAGCCGCCGGAAGAACCGGAGCCGGCTTTCATCTTGAGAATCTGCACGGCTTCGGGAAGAATCAGCTTACCGTCCACGCGCTCCTTTGCGACAAATCCAACCATGCCGTTGCCTGCGTACAGTTCCTTGAGTTCCGCAAAGGAACGAGTTCCACGGTCGCCGATGTTGTAATAACTGAAATCGCCGAATGCGATTACAGGCTTTCCTGCGGCGATTGTGGGGACATAC